GTGACAAACTGTACAGCGACGATGATACTCACGCGAATGGGTGATTTGTATGACTATATAGAGAGTGATTGGTGGCAGACACGAGTGTACAACGGTGGTAGGATAGATAAGATACATCGGTCCGTGAATGGAACGACGTGTCGTGCTAATATTCCAATATCCACCGTCATTTCACGGGAGCTTGATGAACTTGAGTTCGAATTGGGCAGTCACTGCGTGTTTCCACGCTTGATGAACCTATACAAAGAAGTACTCGTTCTTGAAGCTATCTGTGCTATGGACAACCTCCCTAGCCCCATGAGGCTGCCTGCTGGGCAGGCTTAGGTTGGTAATGAGGTGTGTGTAAGAGTTGTTTTCCTAACTCCCAAGCACTATGTTAAAAGGAACCTGTAATATAGCCTAAGAAGCTTTTTATTTGTATAAATTCTTAACAATGTAAATACAAGGAGTTCAAGTCTGGACTCGAAGTCAAAACCAGACCTTTGTACAGTGGTGCCCTGTTTGGCACAAGGGGTGGATGCCCCGTTGGATTTACAAGCAAGTGAGATTCATGAGACACCAACGACCACATTCGTCGAGTCTCCAGTTGATACTGCTGGTGTGAATTCGGTTCCAACACCTGCTCTGGAAGAGCTTTATGATGATGATATGAGTTTGAAGCACTTCTTTCGTCGACCTGTTAGGGTTGCAGCTGGTAATTGGAATGTTGATGGAGTTTTGGACACCCGGTTCAACCCGTGGGCGAATTGGGCGAATAATGCTCGAATTAGTAATAGGTTGAATAACTTTCGGCATTTCACTGGAGAGTTGCATGTCAAGATTGTTATTAGTGGCAACCCCATGTCGTGGGGGGCTGCTATGATGTCGTATTGGCCTAATCCCAACCCTTCATTTGCTGTTACATCAGAGCCACAACATCTTACAGATTATACGTTTTATGGTGATTTGATGAAGGCTTCACAGAGGCCTCATGTGATGATAAATCCCACGACGAGTACTGGAGGAGAGTTGACTATTCCACTTCATTCACTGACAGAAGTTGCAGATTTGACCACTAACGCCTTTGCCAATTGGGGTCAGCTGTGGCTTGTTTCACTTGCGCCATTGCGTCAGTTGTCTTCTACAAAGGCTTTGAATTGGACAATATATGCTTGGTGCGAGAATGTAATGCTCAGTGGTCCTACACAGGTTAATATGAGTGGTCTGTCAGCACAGGCTGGTGCAGAACAAGAGAAGGGTTCATTGAGTCAAACACTTGGTGTCATAGCCAAAGCTGCTGGTGCAGCGAGGTCTGTGCCTGTTGTTGGTAAATGGATGACAGCGGCGCAGATGGCAGCCAAGTTGGGTGCTGATGTTGCTTTTGCGTTTGGGTTTTCTAAACCCCTTAGCCAGCATCCAACACAACGAACCGTTGAAGCCGCGCCTGACATCTGTACCCATGATGGTTTAGATGTAGGATATCATCTTGGCACTTCTCCGAATCAGCAGATGCCTGTAGATTTAGAGAGTGTGGGGTTTGGCGGTGAAGATATGATGGAGTTCAAGAACATTGCAAAAATACCCAGTCTGATACATACAGCTAGTTG